TTGATAGAGATACTGTTTTCAGCAATCCTTGACGGCCTAAACAATTTATTCCTCCTGCTAGGCTATGTTTCAAATGTAAATTCCTTCCCTCAGCCTTTAAGTTCTGAGGAGGAACTATACTATACCGAAGCATATAAAAATGGTAGTGAGGAAGCAAGAAACATTTTGATTGAGAGAAACTTAAGGCTTGTTGCACATATTGTAAAAAAATACGGTTCTTGTGGCAATGATAGCGATGACCTTATCTCGATAGGTACTATTGGTTTAATTAAAGCAATATCAACATTCAACATGGATAAGGGTACACGTCTTGCAACATATGCTGCCAGATGCATAGAAAATGAAATTCTAATGCAAATTAGAGCATCTAAAAAGATACAGAATGAAGTTTCATTACAAGATCCGATTGGAGTCGACAAAGAAGGCAACGAAATACCATCCACATGTTGTATATTAGTTTAGATCCTTTAAAATAAAGGGTTTCAGAAATGAGAAATTTTCGGATAGAGCTTGATTCTAAAGTTATCCACTTTAGCGTCAGGCTCTTTATTGTATCCAACTTTAATCAGAATAGATTTGAGAAGTAGATTTTTATCCTCGGGCGAATCAATTTTATAATAGGCGTCCAATACGCTTCTTAGCATAGTGAGGTATTCGGTGCTAACTGCATTAGTAGATTTTATCTGTAGTATTTGATTTTTTGATTCTCCAATAGATGATTGTAAAACTTCAAGTCGTTCTTGAATTGAGGTTGAACGCTCAGTAAAGGTGGCAACGTCATAAATACCCTGTTCAAGCAGATCAAATGTTTTTACACGTTGCTGTTCAAGGGTTTTACTTTCATTTTCCAGATTAGCAATATTTTTTTCCAGTAGAGAGAATTCCACAGTTGATTCGATGTCTGTTTTTTTATTGGATGCGTCAACAAGTAGGTTATTATAATATTCCTCCAGTTCCTTCAAAATCAGTTCTTCTACACTTTTAAAAAAATTACTTTTCTGGCCGCAGTTTTTAGGGCACATTATTCTCGGGGGCTTTTTACCAACCGGGCGTTTAATCATTTTGGCTCCGCATTTGTCGCATATCAGGAGACCGGCCAAAGGGTTTGTTACTCCGTTTTCAAGCTGATAGGGAACATGGTATTTACAGGCAAGAAGCTCTTGAGCTTTATTAAATATGGATTCATCAATAATTGCAGGATGCTTGCCTTCACTGATAATCCATTCTTCCTGAGGGCGTGTATAAACATCTCTCTTTTTCCCTGGAGTTTTACTCTTTCGGATGCATTTTTTCTTCCATACAATTTTGCCTATATATACAGGGTTTTTAAGATAGTTGGTTATGCTTGACTTATCCCATTTTTTACCCGTATATGATTTAATACCGAGTCTATCAAGTTCATTGCCTATTTTACTGCAGCCCATGTTCTGATTAACATACCAATCGAATATCATCTGTATTACTTTTGACTGCTCAGGATTAGGCTTTAATACTCTTGTTTTTTTGTCTATCCGGACAATATCATAGCCATATGGGGGGCGGGTGGCAATATAATTGCCTTCCATAACAGATTCTGTTCTTCCACCCTGAAGGCGTTTATTGATCATTTTATATTCCTTGCGGCTCATAAATGCTTCAAATTCGCTGTATTCCTCGTCAAATTCGTCATTAAGGTCATATGTTTTTTTAGGAGTGATAATTTTAGCATTGGACTTTTTAAATGTTTTAAGAATGATGCCTTGCTCTTCCATGTCGCCACGGCCAAGACGCTGTATATCCATGACAAGTACACCTTCGCATAGACCCGCTTCAACGTCTTTTAGGACTTCAAGCATTGCTGGCCGGAAAAATAATTCTTCTCCGGAGACTAGTTCTTCATGAATTTTATGTATAGTATAGCTTTCTTCCTTGGCCAGACGCAATAAAACTTTCCGATGTCGGGCAAGGGTTTCACCCTGGCCTAGAGTTTTCTCCAACTCTTCATCGGCTCTGGATTTTCTTAAATAAATATCGACAATTAAAGGCATGTAAAAATACGCCTCCTTTCACAGAAAATTAGAAATAGATTATATAGAATTATATGTTTAAACAATTTTCTTAAAGACTCCTAATGGATCAAAATAAATTATATACTCATCTTTTAAATGGTATAAACCATATTTTTCTTGATAGTGTTTTATGGTATCATTAATAAAATCTTCAGTCACATCCAGAAATTGCGAGAGTTCATATCTGTTCTTGATACCGTTGTTATATGCTTTTATAAAAGCTGACAAAGGAATAAGTTTCTCATATGCCCAGTTTCTTGCTCGTTTTTCTTGCTTTCTACTTTCAGTCTTATTTTGATCTATAATATCACCATGAGAAGTAAAGTAATGCCCTAATTCTTCAGCTAAGATGCATGTTTTCTCAATTGATGTACAAGTGTATTTATTTATTCCAATTTTATTATTTTTGATAAGACCTTTTGAAGATGATTCAAATGCGACTTCTTTTACTTCTATTTCATTATTGCATGCTTCATCTAAAAGTTGTTCGTATCTCAAAATAATCACACTCCGTTAAAGTTTGTCCAAATCTCGTCTAACCTTTTTCTGTTCTTCTAGATCTTTTAATTTATCATTATGAGCGGCTACAAGGTAAACTTCTTTATTTTCTTTAGTATAAAATTCATTACATCTGTTGAATTCCATCTGAAGAATAGTTTCTATAGCATGCTTGCCTTTTTCATCAAGGAAGCGATATTTATATAAAAGATTTTTTTCTGTATCAGAAAGTTTCAATTGGTTATTGTTTTCTGAAATAGATTCGGCCTCTAAGTTTTCATACATCGGAACATCATAACCCATAAGCCATACTTCATTAACTCCAAGTGCCTTACCAAGGATTGCGAGCTTATCCTGTCCTGGCTCCACAAGGCCAGAAACGTATTGACTTAAATCAGATTTATTCATTTTAACATTATACTTTTGACAATAAGGTTTTGCCATGTCTAATATATCCACTTGTCTTAAGTTACGAGATTCCATAATTTCTTTAAGTCTATCAGAGGTACTCAATTTTTCCAAATCATCTCCACCTTTCCAGATGAATATATCACTTTTTGAACAAAAGTTCAATAGAAAGTTTTAAAAGTTAAAAAGATTTGAACTTTTTTATTGACTTAACTATAACTGGGTGGTATATTTTAATTAGTTCAAATGAATTGAACTAAGAAAGGGGGGGAGATGGATATGGCATTTAATTACAATAAATTGCGGGGAAGAATAGTTGAAAGATTTGGTACACAATCAGCATTTGCAAAGGCCCTAGGCGTGTCAGAAAGAACTTTATCTCTGAAGCTTAATGGTAAAATCTACTTTGCTCAGGATGAAATTGTATTAGCTGCAGAACTTTTAAAAATATCAGAACCAGATATACAAATATATTTTTTTACGCAAGAAGTTCAGAGATGTTGAACTTAATAACAATGAAAATGTCAAGTAAGGGAGGATCAGCAAGGATAGGAATAGTGTACAAACAGGCCTTAATAAGTATAAAAGAGGGGGTGGTTTTTTGGGCACTGCAGAGATTATTCCGCCCGACATCACACCGGAAGAAAACCAGAAACGAATTAGAGATCTGGAGCAAGTTCTATCAAATATCTTCAATTGCGAAATCACTGTAAGGTGGAAGACACCTGAGGAAATAGCATATGAGGGTAAAAACGAGAGAAGTTTGTAATTTTTTTTAACCATTAAGTAGACATGCAGTTAAAAGAAGGACAAGCAAATTCATACAAAAAGGTAGGTGTAGATATGTATAGGTGGTACAGAAAAATGCAATGGAGGCTTAGCTTATTGTGGTATCGAGTAAAACTTTGGCTAGGATGGTGGTATTGCGAACATTGTGAAAAGATGCATTCTCCATTTACAGCTAAATACGATTTTAACAATTCTGAGGAATACGAGTGTTGTAAAGGTGTTTATGATTTACCGGTTCTAAAAGCATACGAGAATGATTCAGAGTACTTTTATGAATTAACTAAAAAACTGTATAAAGTGGGGTGAACTAAATGAAACACGGTAAGGTACCAACGGTAGCTCAAAAAAAACTTATTGCTGTCCACAAGTATAAAAGTACATATCTAAACCCGAATAACTGGCTAGTGATTAAGAGTCTACCCCATGTACTTGTAATAAGGCACAGGCACAACAACACCATTATCAATATACCAAGAGGAGGTGAGGAAAATTTATAAAATGTCAAAGGAGGAATTTGTAACAAAAGCAATAGCCGATCTTGCAGCTATAAACAAAAAGCATATCCGGGATGCAGATTATTATCACATGGCTGCAATTGGTAAACAAAGAAAGGCCAGACGCCGGATGAAGGCACAAAGAGCAATTTAAAAATAATATTTTAGGAGGTCAAGAATTATGAAATCTACAGGAATTGTAAGAAAAGTTGATGAGCTAGGAAGAATTGTTCTACCAAAGGAATTGAGGAGAACAATGGATATTGCAGAAAAAGATGCTTTGGAAATCTATGTTGATGATTCAACAATCATTTTGAAAAAATACGAGCCTGCATGCATATTCTGCGGTAATGCAAAAGACGTACAAGTTTATAAAGGAAAGAATATTTGCCCTGACTGCATGAAAGAACTGAAGGAGGCTAAAAAATGAGGGCTACTTACAAAATATGCGGACAACCTTGGAGTGTAAGCATACGTAAAAATCTTAATAAGCCCTATGTTTGTCCAAAGTGCTCAAAAATTCAGAAAATTGCATTAATTGTTATTGGTTTTATTATTAGCTGTCTTCTGGTACCAAAACTAAATAGTATTGCAAACTATCAACGAGGATACCGAGCTCTGGGAGGAGAGATATTTGTACCGGTGCTGTACCTAGTTATAATAGCCTTCATTAAGGAAGTTTCTAATCAAAAAAAAGAAAACGCCCATCAATAATAAGGCGTTAAACAAAAAAAATATCAATTCCAGTATACACTGGGGAAAGAATGAGGTCAAGAGCATGAAAGGTTATAAAGGATTTGACAAAAATCTGAAATGCAGAGATTTTCAGTATGAAGTTGGAAAGGACTTTGAACACGATGGACCAGTAGAAACTTGTAATAGCGGTTTCCACTTCTGCGAAAATCCTATGGATGTGTTCAGCTATTATTCACCAGCTGATAGCCGTTTTTGTGAAGTTGAAGGTACTGGCGAGATTGACAAAAAATCAGATGAAGATAGCAAAGTTGCAGTCTCCAAACTTCATATATCTATGGAAATAGGACTGAAAGGAATTATTGAGGCTGGTGTTAAGTTTATCCTGGACAAGGTCAACTGGAAGGACGCAAAGGAATCAAACACAGGAGATCAGTCAGCAGCGACCAACACAGGAGATCAGTCAGCAGCGACCAACACAGGTTATAAGTCAGCAGCGACCAACACAGGTTATAAGTCAGCAGCGACCAACACAGGAGATCAGTCAGCAGCGACCAACACAGGTTATAAGTCAGCAGCGACCAACACAGGTAATTATTCAGCAGCGACCAACACAGGAGATCAGTCAGCAGCGACCAACACAGGAGATCAGTCAGCAGCCACTGTGGAAGGAAAGGAAAGCGTTGCTTGTGCTCTTGGTATTGATAATAAAGTCAAAGGTGCTATAGGGTGCTGGTTAGTTGTAGCTGAGTGGTTTAGAGACTCCGAATGGGAATGGCATCGTAAAGATGTTAGATGTACTTTGATAGACGGAGAGACTATTAAGGCAGATACATGGTACAAACTCAAAGATGGTGTATTTATTGAAGTTTCAGAAGAAAGTGAGGAGAACGATTGATGGATACTATCAAAATAAATAAGCTAGAAATTGAAAACGTAAAGCGTGTAAAGGCTGTCAAGATTGAGCCTACAGCAAACGGACTTACGATAGTAGGAGGTAAGAACAATCAGGGCAAGACTACGGTTATTGATTCTATCGCTTGGACTTTGGGCGGGGATAAATTCCGTCCTTCTGATGCCCAGCGTGAAGGCTCGGTTATTCCTCCAACATTAAATATCACTTTGAGTAACGGTTTAGTAGTTGAGAGAAAAGGTAAAAACAGCGATTTAAAGGTAACTGATCCTACAGGTACAAAAGCCGGCCAGCAGCTCCTAAATGAATTTGTTGAGCAGTTGGCGCTTGATCTTCCAAAATTCATGAATTCATCCAACAAGGAAAAGGCTGAAACGCTTCTCAAAATCATCGGAGCTAGTGCTCAACTTGCTGAATATGAGCGCCAGGAGAAGGAACTGTATAACAGACGTCTTGCTATTGGTCAGATTGCTGATCAGAAAAAGAAGTTTGCTAAAGAGCAGCCATATTATACTGATGCCCCAAAGGTACCGGTATCTGCATCAGAATTAATCAAACAGCAGCAGGATATACTGGCCCGGAACGGTGAGAACCAGAAGAAACGTCAAAATCTTAAATATATACAGGATCAGAGGCAAAGATTAATAGATCAGGAAAATGAACTTATTGCAAGACTGGCAGAAGTACGACAGAAACTTGAGCTTAATAGTAAAGACCTAGAAATCGCTGAGAAATCAGCTTTGGAACTGTATGACGAATCAACGGCAGAACTTGAATCCAATATTGCCAACATTGAGGAACTCAATCGTAAGGTCAGAGCCAACTTAGATAAAGATAAAGCCGATGATGATGCTCTGGACTATGCAAATCAGTACAATGCTCTCACCACTCAAATTGACAATGTAAGGCAATCAAAAATCGATTTGCTGAAGAATGCGAATCTTCCATTGCCTGGACTATCTGTCGAGGATGGAGAGCTTACCTATAACGGTAAGAAGTGGGACTGCATGTCTGGATCCGAACAGCTCAGGGTTGCAGTAGCAATTGTTCGTAAACTTAACCCAAAGTGCGGATTTGTGTTGATGGACAAGCTTGAACAGATGGACTTGGATACTCTTCAAGAATTTGGACAATGGCTTGAGCAAGAAGGTCTCCAGGTGATTGCAACAAGGGTAAGCACTGGTGATGAATGCAGCATCATTATAGAAGATGGTTACTCTGCAAATGAAAAGCCAAGTGAATCTATTACAGATAACGGTCAGAAATGGAAAGCAGGTGAGTTTTAGAAATGGAAATAGCTAGAGGCGTTATTAAAAGCGCACAAAAGATTGTAATTTATGGCCCTGAGGGCATAGGAAAGTCAACCTTTGCGTCCATGTTTCCGAATGCCTTATTTATCGACACAGAAGGCAGCACAAAATACATGGATGTTGCACGTCTACCGAAGCCATGTAGCTGGAGCATGCTTATGGATGATGTCCGTCACGTTTATGTACATCCAGAAGTATGTAACACGCTGGTAATTGACACAGCTGACTGGGCTGAAAAATTATGTTCTGAAGATCTATGTGCAAAGTCACAGAAAGCAGGAATTGAAGATTTTGGCTATGGTAAAGGTTATGTTTATCTTGTAGAAGACTTCGGGAAGCTTTTGAACATGCTTGAAGAAATTGTGAACATGGGAGTCAATGTAGTCTTTACAGCGCATGCACAAATGAGGAAGTTTGAGCAGCCCGATGAAATGGGTGCTTATGACCGGTGGGAAATGAAATTGCAGAAGAAAACTGCTCCGCTGCTAAAGGAATGGGCCGATGCAGTATTGTTTGTTAACTACCAAACATATGTTGTGAATGTTGATGGACAGGGAACATCAAAAGGCAAGAACAAAGCTCAGGGCGGCAGAAGAGTAATGTATACCAGTCATCACCCTTGCTGGGATGCAAAGAACAGATACAACCTGCCTCCAGATGTTGACTTTGACTATTCTGTGATTGCTCCTTATATACCTGTGAAGGGTTCGGCAGTCCCTGTCCAATACGTCACAACTCAGCCAGTACAGCAACAGAATGTTCTTGCGCCTGTAGTTTCTGATGATAAGTCGGTTAATGAACCAATTCAGCAGCAGCTACCTATGGAATCTCCGCAACAACTACCACCTTCGGAACATCAAACAACTCCAGCAGTAACCAATGAAGAGCTGTCTGATGTTCCAAAAGCACTGGCAGCACTGATGAAAGAAAAACAAGTAGCTCTAAAAGAAATCCAGGAGGCAGTAGCATATAAAGGATATTTCCCTGCAGATACGCCATTTAAAGCATACCCAAATGAATTCGTATCAGGTGTACTTATAGCAGCGTGGCCACAAGTTTTTACAATTATTGAACTATTAAGAAGCAAAGAAATAGCACCATTCTAAAAAATATGAGGAGATCAAATTTATGAATAATGAACGTGAACTTGGATGGAATGAAGTAATTGAAAATGATAGCCCGGATTTTGTTACACTTCCAGAAGGTGATTATAATTTTGAAGTAACAGAGTTTGAAAGGGCAAGGCATAACGGTAGCGATAAGCTACCAGCATGTAACAAAGCAATAATACATATCAAAATTGAAGCACCTGAAGGAGTCACCACTATTAAACACAACCTGTTCCTTCATACCAAAACCGAAGGTATGCTGTGTGCATTCTTTACAGCGATTGGTCAAAGAAAAAAAGGTGAGCGCGCCACTATGAACTGGAATGCAGTCGTTGGTTCAAAGGGTAAGTGTAAGGTTGGTATCAGAACATGGAAGACTGATGACGGTCGTGAAATGACTTCAAATGAGATAAAAAGGTTTTATGAACCGGATGCAAATAATCAAGCATCTGGTAGTAATCAACCTGCAGCGCAAAAGACATTTGAGGCTGGGAGGTTTTAGTTATGGAACTAAGGCCATATCAGCATGAAGCAAAGGAAGCTATACTAACTGAATGGAGTAAAGGAATTAAAAAAACTCTCCTGGTTCTTGTAACCGGTGGAGGAAAAACAATAATTTTCTCAAAAGTTACTGAGGACTGTGTCAGAAACGGTGAACGGGTTTTAATACTCGCTCACCGTGGAGAGTTACTTGATCAGGCCGCAGACAAATTGAAAAAGGCTACTAATTTAGGATGTGCAACAGAGAAAGCAGAAGAAACTTGTTTAGGGAGTTGGTACCGGGTTGTGGTTGGATCAGTTCAATCACTTATGAGAGAAAAACGCCTAAATCAGTTTCCTAAAGACTACTTTAATACGATTATCATTGACGAAGCCCATCATTGCCTATCCGATGGTTACCAACGTGTATTAAGTTATTTTGACAGTGCAAAAGTTTTAGGGGTTACAGCTACTCCGGACCGTGGAGATATGCGAAATTTGGGTCAATTTTTTGAATCTTTAGCTTATGAATACACATTACCCCAGGCAATCAAAGAAGGATATTTATGCCCTATCAAAGCTCAGACCATTCCACTAAAACTAGACCTGTCAGGAGTCAGTGTCCAGGCCGGTGACTTCAAGAACGGTGACCTGGGCAATGCATTGGAACCATATCTTGAAAGTATAGCAGACGAAATGTTAAAGTGCTGTGCAGACCGCAAAACAGTTGTATTTCTTCCTCTTATAAAAACTAGCCAGAAATTTAAAGATATACTCAATAGCAAAGGCTTTAGAGCTGCAGAGGTTAATGGGAACAGCCAGGATAGAGAGCAAGTATTATCTGATTTTGATTCCGGAAAATACAATGTAATTTGTAACTCTATGTTGCTTACTGAAGGTTGGGACTGCCCCAGTGTTGACTGCATAGTGGTGCTCCGGCCAACAAAAATAAGAAGCCTATATGTTCAAATGGTTGGACGCGGTACCCGTTTACATCCCGGCAAGGATCACCTACTTTTATTAGATTTCCTATGGCATACTGAACGTCATGAACTTTGTCATCCAGCAGCACTAATTTGTGAATCTGAAGAAGTAGCAAAGAAGATGACAGAGAATATTGAGGTTGCCGGATGTCCTGTTGACATTGAAGCTGCAGAAAAGCAAGCGACAGAAGATGTTGTCGCTCAAAGAGAAGAAGCTCTTGCTAAGAAACTGGCAGAAATGAAAAATCGTAAGCGCAAGCTCGTGGATCCGCTGCAGTTTGAAATGAGTATCCAGGCGGAAGATTTAGCTAGCTACGTGCCGGCATTCGGTTGGGAAATGGGACCACCATCTGATAAGCAAATTGCAACACTTGAAAAGATGGGTATATTTCCGGATGAAATTGAGAGTGCTGGTAAGGCAACAAAGCTGCTTGAAAGACTTGATAAGCGGAGAAATGAAGGCTTAACAACTCCAAAACAAATCAGATTTTTGGAAGGTCGTGGATTTCAGCATGTAGGTACATGGCAGTTTGAAGGTGCAAAGGATCTTATAGACAGAATTGCAGGGAATGGGTGGAGAGTACCAAGTGAAATAACTCCATCTGATTATAAACCTGCATATATAGAACAACCGCTTGGTTGGGAGATTTAACATTTGAAAGGAGTTAAAGGTATGATTCAAAACATAGATATAAAGAAATTGCACAATCACCCCAAAAATCCTAGAAAGGATCTCGGAGATCTGACAGAAATTGCAGAGAGCATTAAGGTTAATGGCATTTTTCAAAACTTAACGGTTGTCCCCTGGTTCTGTTTTGAAACAGGTGTTGGTGCTGATGACCCTAAGCAGCAGGAAGAAATGGGCTATTTCGTTGTTATTGGAAATCGTCGCTTAGCAGCTGCTAAGCTTGCTGGTCTTACAGAATTACCATGCGCTATATCAGATATGGACTATAAGACTCAGCTGGGTACAATGCTACTTGAAAACATGCAAAGAAACGACCTGACAATATATGAGCAGGCACAGGGTTTTCAAATGATGCTAGATCTCGGCGAAACTCTTAATGATATTTCCGAAAAAACCGGTTTCTCAGAAACAACAGTAAGGCGCAGAGTAAAACTTCTCGAGCTTCAGCTTGACAGTGAGAAGTTTAAGAAGTCAGTGGAGCGCGGAGCTACATTGATGGACTATTTAGAGTTAGACAAGATTCATGACATTAAACTGAGAAATAGCGTTCTTGATAAAATCGGAACGCCTAATTTTAAGTGGGAACTGCAGAGCGCTGTTGACAAAGAAAAGAAAGAAATAAACAAGGCATTATGGGTTGCTGAATTTGATAAATTTGCAACGCAAGTAAAGGGTAGTAATGGGCTTCAGTATGTTACAGCCTATTATAATTTATCGCAGAAACCTGATATTACTCAACCGGCTGATGCCGATACTGTAGAGTATTTCTTCGTTGTATCGGACTACGGCAGTATTACTCTATACAAGAAATCAGAGAATAATAACTCAACTTCTGATAATTCAGCAAATGAGGAAAAACAAAAACAGTTTAGAGAACAACGCACAGCTTTGGAGGAAGTTTCAAAACAAGCATATCAACTAAGATGTAACTTTATAAAAGATACCTCAAATGCCAAAGCTAAAAAGAACATGAGCGTAATAATTGAGTATTTATTACGAGCTATGTTGAGTGATTATTATTTCAACTTTGATTGTGATGACTTTACAGAGTTTTTAGGTATTGAAATCAATGAGGATGAAGAGTGGAGCTTTGATAATATTGCAGACAGTGTTATGACTCAGCTAGAACGTCATATGCTTATTGCAACTTATTTGGCACTTGACTCAGAGGGTGAGCACTATTACGACTATAATAATCAGTGGCGTAATAATCAAACCTTGAATACAGCTTATGAGTTCCTTGAAAAGCTTGGATATGAGACATCTGAAGAAGAACGTTCGCTGCGTGACGGTACGCACAAGCTATTTGCAAACAGCGAGGCAGCGAATTAAATGGGTATGGGGCGTAAGTGGACAAAGGAAGATGAAACTTACCTCTCTGATAATTGGGGGCATATATCGGTACCAGGTCTGTGTAAAAAGCTTAATCGTTCAAAAAACGCCATAATGGTTCGCGTACAGCGTTTAGGTCTTCCATCATTCCTTGAAAGCGGAGAATATATAACACTAAGCCAGCTTATTATTGCAGTAACCGGTTCAATGACTAACTATTCATATAAAATAACGAGTTGGGTTAAAAACAGAGGACTTCCCGTCCATGATAAACGGAATAATCAATGCACATGGAGAGTTATCTACATAGACGAGTTTTGGAAATGGGCAGAGAAAAACCGTAGCTTTATAGATTTTTCAAAGATGGAACCAAACATACTTGGAAAAGAGCCCGCATGGGTGGCTCCACAGCGAAGTCAAGACAGTATATCTAATGTAAACTACCGAAAGGATCCATGGACTCCTAAAGATGATGCTCTCCTAAAAGAATACCTGAAACAGTTCAAGTATGGATATGCTGAACTGTCAAGAATGCTGGGGCGCTCTGCAGGTGCAATTCAGCGTCGGATATGCGACCTCAAACTTAAAGAACGGCCTTTAAAAGCGGATAATCATATTGCATGGGAAGAATGGCACTTTCAGACTCTTGCCGATATGATTCGATCAGGATACAGTTACGGTGCAATTGGAGAAGTCATAGGCAAATCGGAAAAAGCAGTACGTGGACGTGTGTATGACTTCTATAGAACCGAAAATGCAGACAAGGTTCGTGTCATGATCAGTGACGGTCCGTGGGGCACTGGCAGACCTGAATTGACCGTTCTTAATAGCAAACGTAAATCTCCAGTAAAGAAGGATTTGACCAGACTTTCGGAATTATTGCTTATCCGGAGGAACCAGTTGGATTTTGATGGTTATTGGCAAAAGAGTATGTGTATGAAATGGTATGACATAAAAGGATGCACAGCTAATCAGAAAAACTGCGATGATTGTGCCGAATTTATTAGAATCAAACCACAATACTGCAAGCGCTGCGGAGTTACCTTCTATAGTCGGCAGATTTCAGACATTTGTGATCCGTGTAAAACGGCCAGAAAGAAGCAATATCAAAAAAAATGGGCTATTTTAAATAACATACATAGCATTTAGGGGGAGGAACTTAGGCAATGGACGGCAACAAGCATGATTTGCGCGAATTATTACAATACATACACCCTGCATCACTCGACTACCAGGAATGGGTCAGCGTGGGAATGGCATTAAAAGAGGATGGATATACAGCATCAGATTGGGATAACTGGAGCCGGCAGGATACTAAACGATATCATTCCGGGGAGTGTTTCAAAAAGTGGGATACTTTCAGGGGAACTTCAAGCCCTGTTACGGCAGGCACTATTGTACAAATGGCAAAGGATAACGGCTGGCTTCCTAAAAGAAGTGAGCCGGGTCCAGAGCATGAACTTGATTGGGAGGATTCCATTGGTAGTAAGGATGACCTTGTTGTTATAAATAAGGCCTGGCTTGAAGGAAAAGAAGTAACCGAGCCTGAAGAATGGGACCCAGAGGGCCAACTGGTTAGATACCTAGAAACTCTTTTTGAGGCATCAGAAAACGTTGGGTATGTTACTGAAAGTTGGTTCAATGAAGAGAAACAGAAGTACCTCCCAACAAAGGGAGCCTGGGATCGTACTGCAGGGGAACTTATACAGCAACTAAACAAATGCAATGGTGACATTGGAAGTGTTATAGGGGATTATAAGCACGAAGCAGGAGCATGGATTCGCTTTAATCCTCTTGATGGCAAGGGTGTAAAAAATGAAAATGTATCAGATTTCAGATATGCTCTTGTTGAATCCGATGACACCGAGATAGAACAACAAAACGCAATCATCCGGGAGTTAGAGCTCCCAGTTGCTTGCTTAGTCCATAGCGGAGGTAAAAGCCTTCATGCCATCGTGCGCATCGATGCCGCAGATTATAACGAATATCGAAAACGTGTAGATTACCTATATAATGTCTGCCGTAAAAACGGTCTGAAGATAGATACTCAAAATAAAAATCCTTCTAGGTTGTCACGTATGCCAGGCATTGAGAGAAACGGCCAGAAGCAGTTTCTTGTTGAGACCAATATTGGTAAGGAGAGTTGGAAAGAATGGCAGGAGTGGATTGAAGGTATTAATGACGACCTCCCGGAACCTGAAAACTTAACCGGTGTATGGGACAACCTCCCTGAGCTTTCACCGCCACTTATAAACGGAGTTCTTAGACAAGGACATAAGATGCTGCTCGCAGGTCCCAGTAAAGCCGGTAAGTCATATGCTCTTATAGAGCTCACTTGTGCTATTGCTGAAGGAAAGAAGTGGTTTAACTGGAATTGTGCACAGGGGAAGGTTATGTATGTTAATTTGGAACTTGACCGCGCAAGTTGCTTGCACAGGTTTAAAGATGTATACCAAGCGCTGGGATGGAAAGCAAACAACCTGGACAACATCGATATTTGGAACCTAAGAGGAAAGTCGGTACCAATGGACAAGTTGGCGCCGAAGCTTATCAGAAGAGCAGCAAAGAAAAACTATATTGCCATCATCATTGACCCGATTTACAAGGTTATCACCGGTGATGAAAATAGTGCTGATCAAATGGCACATTTCTGTAACCAGTTTGACCTTGTATGTACTGAGTTAGGCTGTGCGGTTATCTATTGTCATCATCATTCTAAAGGCGGCCAGGGAGGTAAGAAGTCGATGGATAGGGCTTCTGGTTCAGGTGTATTTGCCCGTGACCCTGATGCACTTCTTGACCTCATTGAGCTTGATCTAACAGACAGTCTTCTGAAGCAAGAGGAAAACAAGGCAGTATGTAAGGTGTGCGAAGACTGGCTGAAAATGAGTAATGTAGATATATTTGCAGAGCTATCACAAGATGATTTATGCAGTGAAAAAGCGATGTTAGAGGCGTGCCAAAGGCTTCTAAGCAAAGAGACAAATCAAGCTATGCAGATAGCCGTAGAAGCCGCCAGAAAGACTGTACAACAACGTACTGCATGGAGAATTGAAGGAACATTGAGAGAGTTTCCGAAGTTCCCTCCGGTAAATCTATGGTTCAACTACCCAGTACACAACATTGATACAATCGGCAGTCTGAAGGATGTACAGACTGACGGAGAAATGCAGCCATATATGAGAGGTCTAAAAAAAATTAGTAAGCAAAAAGAGCGAAAAAAACAAGACCGTAAAAAAGATATAGAAAATGCGTATGACTTTTGCAGTCTTTCTGGAGAAGTTACAGTGATTGCTCTCGAGGAATATATGTCAGCATCTAAGAATTCAGTAAAAAATTGGGTAAAAGAGCACGGTGGCTTTGAGATAAATAACGGTATCGTTATCCGAAAAGAAGGGGTGTCAAATTCGTAAAAATTTTTTGATAGGTCTTTTTTGACAGGGTATCAAAAAAGAAAAATTTATACTGACATATATTTTTGATAGGTATCAAAGAGGGTATCAAACACGTGGATTTACGATTTTGATAGCAATAACTTACAAGGTGTCAAAAATATATGTCAAATTCGTAAAATCACATGTTTGACAGGGTGTCAAAACAGGGTGTCAAACTCGTTATATAAATATATAAAAATTTTTTTTGACACCCTTCGTGTGGTCAGTGCGATGTCAGTTGCGTGTAAAGCTCACGCAACGACAACTGACACGCTTGCACTGACAAAAGAAAAAATTGACAGAAATAATAAAAGTAAAAAAATTACAGTAAAAAACAGGAAGGTGATAAAAATGCAGAATAAAGCAGACATGATTTTAGAAACATTTGTTGGAGTTAAGTTAAATACTCTGTCAAGTGTGCCAATAATCTCAGTATATAAAAGTCCTAAAGACTACCCTAATAAATTTGTGGCTCGGCTATGGGATGTAAATAACAAAGCTACGAACTTCATAGTTGTGGCAGAGACATTGGAGGGCATTAGGAAGTTGATTCCTGAAAACATGTTGTGTATTCCTCCCTCAGAGATGGATGATTCGGTTATTGTTGAGGTGTACATATGAGCAAAAATCATATTGTTAATTGCAAACATCAACTTGATTATTGGGAGGAAAAATGCTTTCAGTGTGATGGTTTAGAAAATTGTAGGGCAAAACCTCCAGCTAAAACAGAATTCTTCTTGCCGATGAAAAAAGTTCCAACCTGTACGCATCAGGAGAAACAGGTACATGTGGTAAATGGCAAACCACAATTTTACGAACCGGAAGAATTAAAAGTAGCAAGGGCAAAGTTACAGGCACACCTGGCAAAACATATTCCTGAAAAGCCGTATACCGGTGCTGTAAGGCTAATGACAAAGTGGTGTTTTCCTATTACCAGTAAGCATAAAAATGGCGAATACAAAACTACTAAGCCAGATACTGATAACCTTCAGAAGCTGCTGAAAGACGTAATGACTGACCTGAAATTCTGGAAAGATGATGCTCTTGTGGCATCAGAGATAGTTGAGAAGTTTTGGGCAGAAGTACCTGGTATTTATATCAGCATTGAGGAATTGAGTTTGTGAAGTTTTTTAGTCTATTGCGAAGAAAGTGAGGATAATTTGAAATGATTAAATCAGCACATCTGTATAAAGAACAACTGGAAAAGAAAATCTACGAGTCATGGTATAGTCTCCAAAATCAATACTGGAATGGAAGTTGTAGTGATTGGATGATAAAGCTAAGTGAAGACAATTGGAGTCAACATCAATTTGTAACCGTTGATAAAAATGACAATGTAACAGGATATATTACATACTCTGTTGACCACCAAAGTCTTAAGGCATATTGCTGGGGGATTATAAGCTTTGTTAAGGGTAATTTGTATTTTGCGCAGGATTTATACCAAGCAATTCATGATATATTCTACAAGTATAATTTGAATAAGATAGAATTCTGTGCATACACTGACAACCCAGTTATAAATGCGTATAGAAATTTTATAGGCAAAGTTGGAGGAACTATAATTGGAATTCATCATGAATCAACTATGCTTTTAGACCACAAACTTCATGATACCGAAGAATTTGAAATTATGAAGGTAAATTTTAAACCAATTAACAACTGGAGATTTAATAAGTAATTTCAATCGCAATTTGAATAGATTGCATACTTAGAAATAGGGGAGGAGGTACCCATGACAAAAGAGGAGTTATTGAAGTTTAAAGTGATTGAAAGTGAAATTGAGCAAATCAAAAAAGAACTGGAAAAGATAAAGCCTGAATATAGGATGGATGCTGTTACTGGTTCTGAACCGTCCCACCCTTATATTGCTCATCAAATAAAGATCGAAGGATATGACTATGGCGGCTATTTCAATAAGCTGAGAAGAATTGAAAAGCGGCTGAATGACAAGCTTGCTGAACTAGTGGACACAAAGGATATAATTACTAAATACATATATAGCATTGATGATAACGAACTCAGGAGAATCCTAATGTATAAATACATTGACGGAAAAAGCTCCAGAGAAATTGGTATGGAAATGGGATGGACAAGCAGAACGATTGAAAGACGACTAAAGAAATGGAATGAAAGTTTGTCGGTGAATGTCGCAAAAAAATAAAGTATAATAGCATTGTAGAAAAATACCATTTAATTTTAAAAGAGTAAAACGGGGCAGGGAATAATACCTTGCCTCATTTTTATTATCTATTTGCAGGAATTTTCCTTTTTATGTAGAATCATGGAAATAGAGAGGGGACGATATATTGGCAAACGAAGAACATCTTGTTGCAGGATATCTTGGCCAAATAGAGGCAAGGGTATTAAAGAATATATTAATTAGCAAAGGTATTATCACCACAGAGGAATATATAACTACTCTAAAAGATACATTGGAAAACGATTTTAAGGATATACCAGTAATTCAAAGAGCCATGGAAAAGAGTGAAGAATTGAAGCCTAAATAAAGGCTTCTTTTTTCTTGCAGAATAGGAGTGAGCCTGAATGGCAAAATTAACACCAAAGCAAGAAATGTTTGTACAGGAGTATTTGATAGATTTAAATGCTACTCAGGCTGCAATCAGAGCAGGATATAGCACAAAAACAGCAAATGAACAAGGAGCAAGGTTATTAGCGAATGTTAGTATTCGCGCATGTATAGATGAGGCCCTGGCTGAACGTTCAAAAAGGACAGGGATAAATCAGGATAGAGTTATTCAGGAACTGGCACGCATAGGATTTTTCAAGGCTACAGACGCCATTAATGTAAATAAAGCAACGTTGAAAGAAGATATATCTGAGGATGATGCAGCTGTAATAGCTTCAGTAAAAGTAAAAACAGTATCTGGTGATGCTTTTGATAGTACAGAACGCGAGATTAAATTTGCGGACAAATTAAAGGCTCTGGAGCTCCTTGGCAAACACCTTGGAATGTTTAAAGATAAAGTTGAAGTATCAGTTATGAATGAGGAGAAAAGTAAACTTGATAACTTGATTGATCAAATGCGAGGTGGATAGTATTGAGTCAAGAAAATCTAATACTATCTGAAAAATACAAAGCCTTTATAAGACATACGGCACCGGTAGAGTTTCTTGAAGGAACAACAGCTGCGGGGAAAACGACAGTCGGGATATTCAAGTTCATGCTGTTGGTTGCCCAGAGCAAAAAGAAATATCACATAATAGCAGCCAAGGACACCGGTACTGCAGAAAAGAATATTATAAACAAGGATCTTGGAATCATTGATGATTTTGGTGTTCTCACTGAATACAATGGTAACGGATCCAAGGATGAGAAAATACCTCATATCGTCTATCACACAAGCAAGGGTGATAAAATTGTTTACGTTATGGGTTATGCTGATAAAAAGAAATGGCAAAAGGCGCTGGGAGGTCAGTATGGATGCCTTTATATTGATGAAATTAATATAGCTGATATTGATTTCGTCCGAGAAGCCATAATGCGTGCTGATTATGTTATGGCCACACTTAACCCGGATGATCCAAACCTGCCGGTGTATAAGGAATATATAAACTGCAGCAGGCCATTAGCTGAATGGGAGAAGGAAACGCCAAAAGAAATACGCGATATGTTAAAAGAGGAACCGAAGCCCGGCTGGGTACACTGGTTCTTTTCTTTTACTCATAATTTGGGGCTGACTAAAGAAAAGGTAGCCCAGATAATAATGAATGTGCCTAAAGGTACAAAGCTTTATAAAAATAAAATTCAGGGTTTAAGGGGTAGAGCTACTGGCTTGATTTTTGGGAACTTCACCCATAAGCATAATGTCATAAGCAAGGAGAAGGCAAAAAAATATAAATTCCTATACTTTTCGGCTGGCCTGGACACAGCCTATTCTCAGCAGAGTCCGGATACCTTCGCATTTATCTATTTGGGCATAACGGATACTGGTAAAGTGGTAGTACTCAGTGAGGAAGTATATAACAACGCAAACCTTGACATACCTCTGGCACCTTCAGATATTGCCCCGAGGTTTTTTGCTTTCCTGGAACGCAACCGGAAAGACTGGGGATTTGCAAGAGATACATTTATTGATTCAGCGGATCAGGCAACCATAACGGAGCTACGAAAGTACAAGCGTGAGCATGCTTGCTTATATAACTTCCTGGACGCGTATAAAAAAATAACGATTATAGACCGTATTCACTTGATGCTGGGCTGGATTAACTGCAATGATGTTATATTTTATGAGGTTGTAGATACTTGTGTAAACCATATTGGAGAGTTGGAGAGCTACAGCTGGAAAGAAGATAAGTATGAGCCTGAGGACGCAAACGACCATACGGTTAATGCAAGTCAATACGGATGGATTCCGTTTAAAACAAAGATAGGAAACTACAAGGAGGGTAAAGCATGAGCCTGCTAGGGGGATTAAGAAATATGCTTATAAAAATACTTAAAATACAACCAGCGATTGAGAACAGAAACATTATTGTCAGAGAGCCGTTTTCTTTTGAAACAAATACTTTACGTAATAGATTATGGTATCGTGGTGAGCCATCAGAGCTTGAGCAATTTTTTAAACAAACAGCTTATGACCCGGTAAGTAAAGGGCGATTTTGGGCAGCAGTTCCTTCCGATGGATTGGCAATTAGAAAAATACATTCCGGATTGCCTGCTATGATTGCAGATCGGCTATCGGATATCGTAATTGCTGACCTTGATGGCATTGAACTCAAACAATCGGCAGAGACAGATTTGTGGAATGAAATAAGCAAGGATAATAAGGCTAATAAGCTTCTTGGTGAAGCTATAACCAATACTTTAGTAGAAGGTGACGGAGCTTTTAAAATAACTATCGATACGGATATAACCCAATACCCTATGATTGAGTTCTACAGCGGAAATAATGTTGACTATACATACAAACGTGGACGGCTGCAGGAAGTTATATTTTATACTGACTATACAGTAGGCCAGAAAGATTATAGGCTTGCTGAGGCGTATGGTAAGGGGTATATCCGGTATAAGCTTTTCGATTCTACTACTGGCAAAGAAGTACTGCTTAATACTGTATCAGAAACTGCTGCGTTACAGGACATTACCTACACTGATAAGTTTATAATGGCTGTGCCTCTTATGTTTTTTAAATCTCCCAAATGGTCAGGTAGAGGCAAAAGTATTTTTGATGGTGGTAAGAGTGACGACTTCGATGCTCTTGACGAGGTTATATCACAGTGGGTGGATGCAGTCCGGTCAGGAAGGGTACAGAAGTATATTCCTGAAGACCTTATACCAAAGAATCCGGAAACAGGTGCTCTATTAAAGCCGAATCCCTTCGATAATCAGTTTATTGCTATTGGATCCAGCTTGGCTGAGGACAGTAAAAACAAAATAGAAACTGTTCAACCTCAGATTATGTTTGAGGCTTTTGTTGCAAGTTATTCCAGTATACTTGATGTTTGTTTACAGGGTATTATAAGCCCATCAACACTGGGCATTGATCTCAAGAAAACGGATAATGCAGAAGCTCAGAGAGAAAAGGAAAAAGCTACACTGTACACTAGGGGCAAGATAATTGATGCTCTTAACGATGTTATACCTCAATTAGCCGATGTTGTCTTAAAAGTGTATGACTTGATGAATGAGCATACAGCTGGTGAATATGAAGCGACTGTTAAATTTGGAGAATATGCAAGTCCAAGTTTTGATACGGTGGTAGAAACGATAGGCAAAGCAAAAACATACGGGATAATGTCAACAGAGCAGTGTATTGAAGAATTATACGGAGATACCTGGACCGATGAGGATAAAGCTACAGAAGTGTTAAGAATTAAGACAGAACAGGGATTAATGACAACAGATGAGCCTGCTGTTGCAGGGCAGGATGGTGATATAAATGCCGAAGAAGATACAACTGGCGTTAACAGCGCTAAGTCACTGAACCTTAACGGTGCGCAGATGGCCAGTTTACTCGCTGTGGTAAGGTCGGTTAAGGCAGGAGAGATATCTAGTGCTGCCGCAATAGCCCTGGTAACAAGTTCGTTTGGTATGACCGATGTTCAGGCCAGAAGCATACTCGAAGATAACAATGCGATTTAAAGGGGGTTAGAGCCATAGCTAATAATTATGATATACGTAAAATCTTTGACGATATGGCCCTTGACCTTATACAGTCGCAAAGGAGAACATTCCTTCGACACCAGGGGGAGCAACTAAAAGAGGGCTTCCAGTGGGAGCAGTGGCAACTTGCAAAGCTCCGGGAACTGAATAAATACCGGCAAGCAAATAAGAAATTAATTGATGGTTATAGTCCGGACATTGATAGGCTCATCGATGAAGTACTAACCGGTAGCTATACAAAGGGCGAAAGAAATGTAGAGAAAGCGATTGAGGATGTATGGCAGCTTGAGATAGAAACCCCTGACGGAGAGATAAATCCGGAGCTCTTGAAAAAGTATACAACTGATGAAATAGCAGCTCTGAAGGAAACTAAAAGCATAATCGAAGCTGCTGCAAAGCTGCCTAAAGCATCTGGCACAGATACCTTTTTCGGCATTAATGATAAAAAGCTTCAGGCTTTGCAGCAGGTCGTAAAGGGTGACATGCGGAAAGCTCAGCATGCAGTCCTCAGAAAGATGGACGACGTATACCGGCAGACGATATTCAAGTCACAGATATACATGAGCTCTGGAGCTACATCTCTAAATCAAGCAATAGACATGGCAACGAAAGACTTCCTTTCACAGGGTATTAACTGTATTCAGTACAAGGATGGCAAAATGGTTAATGTCGCATCATGGGCAGAGATGTCACTCAGGACAGCAAGTCACCGGGCAACGATGCTGGGCGAAGGCAAAAAAATGGATGAATGGAATCTGCACCTTATTGTAATTACTGCCCACGGTAATACTTGTGAAATGTGTCTGCCCTGGCAGGGTAAAGTCTTAATTGATAATGTGTTTTCATCCGGTAAGTCTGATGGCAAGCATACTCTTTTATCAGTTGCTATTGATGCCGGGCTATTTCATCCGAACTGCAGACATTCAAAGGCGATATATTTTGAGGGAATTACACAAATACCTACTGCCCCAGTAGATGATGAGACAGCTGGTGCTCGTTATAATGCTGAACAAAAGCAGCGAACCATAGAAAATAATATCCGAAAGTACAAACGGTTCGAAGCTGGTTCTACTGATGCTGAGAACGTGAACAAAGCTTCTGATAAGGTAAAGGAGTGGCAGTGGAATCTTAGGCAGCACTTAAAGGATAATCCTTATCTGAGGCGAAGAGACCGAGCAAGTAAAGGTATTGAAAAAAATGGTAGTAGTGATATACTTAGTGATAGAAAGTGGCTTAAGGCTCCATTCTCAACTCAAAAAAAATTCGATAAACATATTGAAAAGCATTTAAGTGAATATGGGAATATTACACCTGAACAGTACTTGAATAAGGCGAGAGACTTATTAGCTACTCCGCTTAGTGAGGATATTGAGGGCTTTGTTATTAAAGAAGGTTTTATATTTAAATACCGCATAAGTACAAACGATTTTTCGGTTGGTAGGGCTGACGGTAGAATATCAACACTATATAAACCAACAGAGGGGTATGAACACTGGCTAAAAGAAATCGAGAAATTTAAGAAGGAGGAATAACTTGTGGAGCATACTTTAACCTGTCCCGTATGTGGCACAGAAGTTGAGAGGTATGATATTTGTGATAATTGCGGATACCAAAACAGCGGACCTAAAGAGAAAGAAGGGGATCCTCTAGGTCCCAATAAAATGACATTGAAGGAAGCAAGAGAAGCTTATAAAAAAGGTGAAAAAATAGTTTAGAAGCATTTACTGTTAATCGGTAGGTGCTTTTATATTAATATAAATAGGATAGGAGCTGATTATATTAAAACTATAAAGAGAGTATTTGACCCAATAATATGGGGACTACAGAAGGTACCTGAATTAATAGATGAGGTACTAAATTATAAATTACATGATTTCTTTAGTCAATTTATTGTAGAGTTATCCGAGGTCATAAAAACAAGAAATAGAGTATAGCATTTACCAATAAGATGGTAAGTGCTTTTATTATGCTATTAAAGTGCTCTCATTAGAGGGTGCTTTTTTATTTTAGCCTTTTTGGTATTACAGGCGAAAAAGAATAAGACGTCACTGGTCGAGACCAGGATAAAAAACGAAGATGAAAGGATGATTGACATGACAAAAGAACAATTTATCGCACTTGGATTTACCGAGGAGCAGGCAACAAAAGCGGCTACAGCATCAGCAGAGGAACTAAAGACTTATATTCCCAAACATCGTTTTGATGAGGTTAATGAGGAAAATAAGACGTTGAAGGTAACAGTCAAGGACAATGCAACACAGCTTGAAACTCTTAAGGCCGCTGCGGGAGCTTCTGAAGAAATGAAAAAGACAATTGAAACCCTACAGACTGATAACAAAAAGAAGGATGAAGAACATCAAGCGAATCTGAAAGATATTACTCTTACTAACGCTATTAAGATTGCTTTAGCTGGTAAGGTACATGATGAAACTCTGGCAGTAGGATTGGTTGATAAGACTAAGCTTGTTATCGATGGTGACAAAGTGGTTGGTCTTGATGAGCAGCTGAAAGGACTTAAAGAAACAAAATCATTTCTTTTCAAGCCTGATAATAACCAGACACAGAAGCCAGGCTTCAAGGTAGGAACTGATGGTCAACAGCAACAACAGCAAGATAATAAAGTAAGTATGAAAGATGCGATAGCTGCAAGAATTCAGATGCAGCAATCACAGCAAACTCAATAAAAAAGGAAGGATGATTATTAATGGCTATTACATTAGCAGAAGCAAGTAAAAATGTGCAGGACGATTTGCAGTCAGGGGTTATTGATGAATTCCGTAAATCTAACTGGATAATGGATCACATCACCTTTGATGATGTTGTATCTCCAGTGGGTGGAGGAGCAACAATGACCTATTCCTATGCAAGACTTAAAACACAACCTACAGCTAGATTCAGATCAGTGAATAGTGAGTACAGCCCACAGACAGTTGAAAAAGAACTGCAGCATACAACTCTTAAGGTGTTTGGTGGATCCTACGAAATTGACCGTATCATAGCTAATATGGGCGGTATTGTAAACGAGGTTGATTTGCAGCAATCTCAGAAGATAAAGGCAGCAAATGCACTGTTCAATGACACCTTTATCAATGGTGACAGTGGCGTAGATGAAAATGCATTTGACGGGCTTGAAAAGGCACTCGCAGGAAGCTCTACCGAGTACAATGTCGGTGGATCAGGAACAGTTATTGACCTATCAACTTCTACGGCTATAACTACAAATTACATGGAGTTCCTTGATATGCTGGATGAATTCCTATCAGGGCTTGATGGAACACCGTCCTTTATAGGTGGTAATGCAAAGCTTATAGCAAAACTAAGAGCATGTGCAAGACGTGCATCAATGTACCAAGTAACAAAGAACGATTTCGGTCAGCAAGTAGAATCGTATGGCCCAATTCCTTTTGTTGATCTCGGCGCTAAAGCTGGAAGTAATGACGATGTTATTGCAACAGATGCAGCAACAGGCACTACTTCACTCTATGTTGCAAGGTTAGGACTTGATGGCTTACATGCTGTTTCTATGGCTAATCAAGCACCAGTTAAAACTTGGCTACCTGACTTCTCCACATCAGGAGCTGTAAAGAAAGGCGAAGTTGAAATGACTGCTGCTATTGCCTTAAAGGCCACAAAGGCAGCCGGAGTATTCAGAAAAATAAAAGTGAAGTAAGGAGGATTAGGATATGGCTAAAATATTTGCTCCAAATAAAGATTACACTGGCATATCTGCTAGTGTTGGATTTGCAAAAGGGGTTGGTGAGACAACGGACCCTAATTTAATTGAATGGTTTAAAACTCATGGTTACACGGTTGAGGAAGAAGCTGTATCTGATGATGAGTTCAAAGGAAAAACAGTTGAAGAACTGAAGGCATATGCTACCGAAAATGGTATAGATATCGGTAATTCAACAAGTATTAACGGAATCATTAAAAAGATTCAGGACTCACAAAAGAAAGCCGGTGAGTAATTATGGCCTATGCTAATGCGGAGTATTACAAAAATACATACAGCGGGACTGTTATACCTGATGAGGAATTGACCCGGCAGCTCGATATTGCTTCAGATCAGATTGATAGTATGACATTTAACCGTATAGTGTCAACCGGAATCGAAGGTTTGACAGATTTTCAGCAAAACAGGGTCAAGAAAGCTGTATGCATTCATGCAGACTTCCAGTATCAATACGGCGCCTATCTCAACATGCCATTGTCCGGGTACTCTGCAGGCAGCATAAGCCTTTCCTTTAAGTCTGTAGACGCCGGAGGGGTAAAGACTTCCGAAGAAGTGACAAACCTGCTTAAAGCCACAGGGTTAATAGACAGGAGGCTATGAGTATGAAGTTACCTTTTCCTGACTGGATACTCGTTACACCGATTAAAATTTTTCAGGAGACCATGGGAGAGAATGGGATAACAGAGGAATTAATTTTTGACGGCAAGTGCTGTTATGATGATAAAACAAAGCAGGTACTTGATGCAGAACGCAGACTTGTGACTCTTGCCGGTAAAGTTATTCTAAAAGGTGATATTTATCCGGATAAAGAAATCTCCGGATATGCCATGTTTGGTGAGAAGAAAAATACTATACTCCGGACAGCTCGTCCACACAATCCTGACGGCTCTGTATTTTCTACTGAATTGGAGTTGATTTAATGGCTATTAAGGTAAATGTGAAAATGAATCATGGGGCACTAGGCAAATTAAGTAATGCACAGAAGCAGGCCATAGAAATGACGACAGAGGCTGTTAAATCTGATGTCACATTATCGGCTACAGTCCCAAAAGATACAGGAGAATTAGAACGTAGCGCTTTTGTAGATGCATCCAAGTTAGGAGAAGGAAAAACCCGACTTACTTATGACACTCCATACGCCCGCCGAGTATACTGGCATCCCGAAAGTAATTTTAGGACTGACAAAAATGCAAGTGCTCAAGGGAAATGGCTTCAGACATATATTGATGGACCCAAGCGAAAATTCGCTAAGGATGTTTTTAAAAAGCTATATAGAAAACTGACCGGGGGTGTTGTCAAATGACACTTGCTGAAGTAAAAGACTGGCTTAAAGCCCAGGTAAATTGCCCTAATTGGTATATTGGGAAGATTGACGGCAGTAAAGAACGGTGTATTGGAATTTATAGCGTGGATGGTCCGACTCCTAATATTGCACTTGGAGGATTGGAATGTACGAGCTATGCCGCAAAAGCGGTATCTATACTAATACATTGGGGCAAAGATGCCGACATAGCTGAGCAGAAAGCCCAGGAGATATATAACTGCTTGTATGGTAAATCTGCTGTTATAGGTGGTAAACGAGTAGTGATTTTTTTAATGAGGACCCCCGAACCTGTGGGAGTAGGCACTGATAACAATAATATGTATGAGTATGTTATTGAATCAGTAATTTATTATGATAAGGAGGTAATGACAAATGATTAAAAATATTAACATACAGCTGTTTGCTGCAGGGACAGGAGTATTCCCTGTACATAATAACAAGTTCAAGATAGGGACTGCCGGTAGAGCATCAACTACAGAAGAGATGCTCGTTATAAAGGACCTGGAAACATTTAGCCCTTCGATAGATGGAAATACCGAAGAATGGACGCCTATGGATACAGCAGGATGGGTACGCCGGGCAGTTACCGGTAAGGGTTTGACGTTCAGCTTTTCCGGTAAGCGCCACTATGGAGATCCAGGGAATGATTATATTGGTGGTCTGCTTTTAGGAACAGGGCAGGATGTAGAAAGCAAATTCGAGTGGGAATTCCCTTCAGGAGCAAAGCTAACAATGGATTGTGTAATTAACTTGACAACACCTGCAGGTGGGGACAGTACGAATATAGATACACTGGAGTTTGAGCTCTTAAGTGATGGGCTTCCAGTATTCACACCGGCTACTTAATCGTGGCCGGTTTTATTTATGAGAGGAGATTGAAGCAATGTCAAAAGTGATTAATATTACGGACAAATTGAGCAATGAAAAGCCTTCTATTCAAATAGGAGATAAGATATATCAAATAAATGACAGTGTAGAGACTGTTTTAAAATTTGAAGAATTAATGTCAATTGGTACATCAGAAGCATTAGTCGAGGCTATTTCAACATCACTTGGAAAGGAGTCGCTAAAAGAAATTAGTTTGAAAAAGATGTCAATTGACAATTTTAAAGTTCTCACAATTGCCATAACGGCGTCAGTACAAGGTATCGAATATGAGGAAGCAGCTGCCCGATTTCAAAAATAACAGTAATGAATCCTATTACGATTTGAGAGAAGATTGGGCATTAATAGAAGCCAGCCTTGCTGCTCAGTACGGCATTCGCATAAGGCAGAATGCGGACATACCTTGGAATGAGTTTTGTACTCTTGTGGCCGGGCTTATGCCAGAAACGCCTCTCGGCAACATAGTTACTATCAGGTCAGAGAAGGACCGTAAAGTTATAAAAAATTTTACACCGGCGCAACGCAAAATTTATAGCGATTGGCAGCTCAGAGCTGCCAATACGAAGCTCAATAATCCTGAGCAGCTTGAGAAAAGCATGAAAAACTTTGAAATGGCATTTGCACAAATGTTTGGAGGTGGTGGCAATGTCGGATAGTGTTGGTCAAATAGCATTAGACCTTGGTGTAAATTATAACGGTTTTAATAAGCAGCTGAGCGGTATTGCCGGTAATGCTACCAATATGGTCGGAGGTGCATTTAAAAAGCTTGGCGGTATAATCGCAGGTGCATTTGCAATTAAGGGACTTATAGACTTTGGTAAAGAATCTATAGAACTCGCATCCAATCTATCCGAAGTGCAGAACGTGGTGGATGTTACCTTTGGATCCATGGCTTCGGATATAAACTCCTGGTCTAAAACAGCTCTGCAGGGCTTCGGGCTTTCAGAGTTATCGGCTAAAAAGTATAGCAGTACCATGGGGGCAATGATGAAATCATCAGGTCTGGCCGGGATCCAAATGGAGGGCATGTCAAAAAAGCTTACTGAGCTGGCTGGCGACATGGCCTCTTTTTATAACCTTTCTACTGATATGGCATTTGAGAAGATCAGGTCTGGCATATCTGGAGAAACAGAACCGTTAAAGCAGTTAGGCGTAAATATGTCGGTGGCTAATATGGAAGCTTTTGCGCTTAGTCAGGGTATAAAGAAAAGTTACGATTCAATGACGCAGGCAGAACAAACTCTGTTGAGATATAACTATTTATTGTCGGTAACAGGAGATGCTCAGGGCGATTTTGCAAGAACATCTGGTAGCTGGGCCAACCAGGTCAGATTACTTGGAGAGCAGTGGAAAGTATTCCAAGGTACAATGGGCTCTGCTTTCATATCTTTGTTAACTCCAGTGTTACAGATGCTAAATTCTTTAATCGCTAAGTTACAGATAGCTGCTGAGTACTTTAAAGCGTTCGTTGAATTAATTACAGGTACAGAAAGTACTGCTCAAGCTACGACTGGTGCCGTAACAGATTTAGGTAGTTCTGTTGCAAATACAGGCAATGCCGTTAAAAAGGCTAATAAAACTGTAAAAGGTTCTTTAGCAGGGTTTGACCAGCTGAATACTATATCTCAAAATGCATCAAATGCTTTAGATAGTATGGCTGATGCTAGTGGGGCTGCTAGTGATTTTAGTATGCCTTCAACGGGAACTACCCCAGAACTAAATATAAGTAGCAATATTAGTAAAGTGCTGGCTGAAATAAAAGAGGCTTTTGCCCCTGCTCAGGCAGCTTTAGAACGTTTTAAAAAGGCATTAGAACCCCTAAAGAATTTTGTTGCCCAGGGGCTGAAGGATTTTTTTAATGGGGTCTTAGTTCCTCTTGCAAAATGGACTATATCTGAAGTATTACCTAACTTTTTAGATACATTAACCATATTAGTACAGGGCTTGACTCCTATCTTAGAAGGGTTCAACAAGGTGTTTAAAGTATTTTGGACAGAGTACTTACAGCCTTTAGCCCAGTACGCAAGAGAAAAGTTTATTGGCTTTTTAAAAAGTATGAATGGTGGCTTAACACAACTAAAGGATATGATAAGCCAAACTACTATTTTTGAAGACTTTGCAGTTATTGTTGGAAAAATTGCCCCTGTGCTTAGAGAATTAGTACGGGGTCTAATGGATTTAGGTGGTTTTGTGCTTAAATTTGCATGGTTAGATGGAATCAATGCAGCCACCTTAGCTCTCAAAGATTTGGAAGATGTTATAGGCTTTGTAGCTGCTGTTCTGACAGGTGATTTTTCAGACGCATGGGAACATTTCAGAGGTTACATGATTGATAATAAGATTGATTTTGCTAAATCAGCCTTAGATACTCTTAAAGACAAATTCGGAGACCTTAAAAGCATAATTGGTGGATGGGTTACAAATTGGGGTGAACAAATTAAAAAATTTGTGGACACTTGGAAAACAGGCATAGCAAACTGGTGGTCAAATAATGTTCTTCCATGGTTTACAAAAGAAAAATGGAACAAAATATTATTCCAGATAGGAGAATCACTTGGACTTGCTTTAGCATCCTTTGTAACCATGTGGACACAAAAAATACCTAACTGGTGGACAAACAATGTTGCACCTTGGTTTACTAGGGAAAAATGGGTTAACCTGTTTAGCTCCATAAAAGATGGTATCGTTACTGCTCTGACAAATTTTATAAGCGCATGGAAAACCAATATTGCTAATTGGTGGACGAATAGTGTTTTACCCTGGTTTACTAAACAAAAATGGTTAGACTTAGGAAATAACATTAAAAATGGTATTGTAAATGGCTTTAAATCAGCTCTAGGTGGTGTAATTGGAGTAATAAACAGTATTATGGGTGCTTTCCAAGGGCTTGTAAATGGTGTGATAAAAGGAGTTAATAAAATTATAGGAGGCTACAATTCAGTAGCCGATAAAGTTCCTGCTTTACCATCTATGGGTCTCTTAAAAGAATGGTCAGCCCCTAAAATCAGTGTCCCTGCTTTTGCTAACGGTGCTTTAGTTTCAGCCCCCACCCTCGCTATGGTTGGTGATAATAGAAATGCTCAATCAGATCCGGAAGTAATATCTCCATTATCTAAATTACAAGGAATGATAAACGGCAGTAATACTGAGGTAGTTGAGTTATTAAAAGCTCTTATAGCTTTGATTAAAAACTTGGATACTCCAATAATAATGAAGCTTGGAGAAACCGAAGTTGGCAGAGCTACTATTAAAGCCATAAATAATGTCCAGCGAGCTGCCGGTGAGACTTTGTTAATTGTGTAAGGAGGAACAGAAATGTTACTAAAAATAAATGAAGTAGAAATAGCGGAGTATCCGTCAGAATTTTCTGTTACAACAATGGACTTAGACAATGGTGACTCTACGACTAGATCTGCTAATGGTACATTAAATAGAGACAGAATTGCTGTAAAACGGCAGATAACAATGGGTTGGGGATTAATTGAATGGTCAAAGCTAGCTAAAATCTTGCAAGCTATGGCGAATATGTACTTTCAACTTTATTACCCCGACCCGATGGACGGAGTCTATGCTACAAAAACATTTTATGTAGGTGACAGGCCTTGCCCTGTTGCAGTAGAGCAAAATGGAAAGATGTATTGGTTAGGGGTTAAGGTTACTTTAACAGAAAGGTAGGGGGGGAAAATCAATGTATAATGTGTCGGACTTGTTTAAAACTTATATAAAAAATTTTGACCGGATGTTTGAAGCACAGGTTGATGTGAATGGTGATATGTACACAGGTACAGATATAGTTGAGTTTAATATTGAAGATAGTATCCAATCCGGTGATGATTTTACGTTAGGTACAGCAATATCCTCTATCCTGAACATTTCTATTCGTACAGTTGAAACTATACCAGCTGGTGCTAAGATTATTCCATATATCCGTTTAAACGGATCAAGTGGAACAACTGAATGGCTAAAGCTAGGGGAATATTATGTTGATTCAAGAGTAATGAATAACCGAGTATGGCAGTTTACTTGCTATGACAGGCTTATATTTGGTCAGGTTGAGTATATATCAAATTTAAACTATCCAACTACTATGCAAGCTGTATGGGATGAGGCATGTGGATTGTTAGGAACCACATCAGATGTAAGCGTGGTAATTAACCCTGATTATACTTTTCAAGTAGCTCCAACAGGTCACATGCTGCGTGAAGTTTTAGGATATATAGCAGCTGCTCATGTATCTAGTGTAAAAATGACTAAAGATGGAACGATTGGTTGGGCTACTTTTAAAGCTTCATCTACTCCAGTGGATAAAATTACTGCTTCAGATTATAGCTCAGCGCCACAAACTAACCCATCTAAAAAGTTTACTCGTATAGTTGTAAAAAGTGGTTCTGATGCTGAAGCTACCGAAATCGAAGTGGGTGTAGGTGAAGAAGCTAATACATTAACTCTAATTAACCCATACATAACGCAATCTATGCTAAACGATATGTACACTGTATTTAATGGGTTTAGATACATACCATTTACAATGGATTGGCGGTGCTTTCCTAATATAGAGGTTGGGGATACAATAGAGGCCGAAATGTTCACAGTACTAACTTGGATTGAAGCAACTATGCCTTGGCAGACAGCAGATTTCCCATGGCGTGATTTGCCTACATTTTGCACAGTTGTACTTCGGAATAAAATCTCCTATAAAGGTGGTTTAAGAGCAGTTTCCTCGGCTTCGTCTACCTCTACCCAACAAAGTGAACTGACTTTTAAAGGTACGATTCGTAATCAGCTTGAGCAGTTGGATACCAACACGCTGAAAGAAGGTAAAAACTATTATGGAGTAACAATGCACCGGGATTACGGGATTAAAGTCGATAGCACTTCCGGTAGCTCGGCTCTTTTTAATGGCGATCAACTATCCATGCAGGCAAATGGGGTTGATTGCATTTACTTTAACACCTTAACAGGAAAATATTGCATTAACGGCACACTGGAAGCGGTTGACGGCCAATTTAGCGGCACTGTGTACGCCGAAAAGATAGATACCTCTAATGCAAAAATTAAAGCGGCTCAAATTGAGACATTGCATATTGGCCCTAACGGTAATGTCGTACTTGACTCTACAGCCACAATCAGTTGGGGACAAATTACTAGTGTTCCAGATTTGGTTACAGGAACACAACTTACTACTAGACTAGGGCAAGATTATGTAGTTACGGGTAAGATCTATGCCAACCAAATAAACGGGCAAATAGCAAACTTGACGGATAGCGTGTCTATAGGTAGTACTGTATCTGCAACGGCTAAAACATTATCTTTTTACAATAGTAGCGGGAACGAAGCCAAACTCTACATGGAACCAGGAGGCAGTTTAAATTTAATTTCATGGCAATCGGTAAATGTACCAGGCCAAGCAGGAGTTAATTTATACGGAGGGCCTTTAAACAATATACAAAGCATTCAACTCTACAACTATGATAGTGCAGCAGGTTCATATCTGATTAAGGTTAAAGGTGCAACTAAATTTTACGATCAGATTGCCTTTTTTGGAGGAACTCCAATCGCGCAGAAAACAGCTTCTTATTTAGCGAGTAATGCGACGCAAGCAGATATTATTACCAAGGTTAATGGTATCTTAGGTATTCTAAGCCAGAGCAATTATAATTTAGTTTACGTAACATAGGAGGAAATATGGCAAAACAGACGGTTTTAAATAAAAAATATGAAATAAAAGATGGTATGGCAACTATTATTGAAACGGTTGAAAGTATTTTGAATAAAGAGGATTTACAGAATCAGAAGTCACAATATGTACAAAAACAGGCTCAGTTAACAAGTCAAATAACCGGCTTGCAGGTACAATATAAAGCCTGTTCTTCCGCTATTGCGGAAATAGATAAAATTATAGAAGAAATAGATTTGCAAGAAGAAAAGGAGGGCTAACTGGTGACTATTAATAAGTATTGTAATCTATATGGACAGAATAAAATTAGTGAGGATTATACTAAGATTAATAGCGGTTTTTATACAGTGGAAACTGATATATCTGGAGTACTAGCCTCCGAAACCGCTAGAGAAGAAGCAGAAACACAAAGAGAAGTGGCAGAAGCTAACCGTGTACTTAGATACGAAAATACTAAGCATTATAACGCTTATAATAGCACTATGACATACCACAAAAACAACATTGTGAGCTATTTTGGCTCATCATTTATGTTGGTTGTAGACGAATCCGTGGGCAATGCACCCCCCGAGTATCCAACTACATATAACAGCTATTGGGCTTTGGTAGGTCAGAAAGGTGACAAGGGCGAAACCGGAACCGTACCTAATATAACCGTAGGGACTGTTACTACTTTACCATCTGGCAATTCTGCTACAGTCACTCGACAATCTGGTAGCCCGGACGAAGCCCCTGTATTTGATTTTAGTATACCAAGAGGCATTGACGGAGATGGTGCCGGAGACATGACAAAAGCCGATTATGATAGTAATGCAGACGGTGTTGTAAATGATTCAGACAAGCTAGGCGGGCAGTTGCCTGGGTATTATGCATCCGCTAGTAATATAGCGACTTTGGAAGATAAAATTATTACAAGCATATCCTATCCGACTATAAATAAGGCAGGACAAAAATTTTACAGAATAGTGTAAATAAATAAAAAGTTAACAAGGATAATATTGTTAAATGTAATTATAATGGCTATAATTTACATGAGGTGTTAAAAATGAAAAAAATAGTTACATTAACAATTATATTATTCCTTGTATTGTTACAAGGAGGAAGTATAATGGATTATAATATTCAAATGATGCAAAGAAATGCAAATAATACGGAATGGGACAACCATTATCCTATTACAAAAGCAGAAAATATAATTACTGCGAATGGTAATGTTAAAACCGACTTGGATAGTAAGGCAAGTAAAACCTATGTAGATGGGTTAATGGCAAGTATTGCAGATGGAAGTCCTACGCCATTTGCAACATTAGCATTACTACAAGCAGCTTATCCTACGGGAGATACGAAGTCTCATATTGTAATTGAGGACGGATATTTATACTATTGGAATGGCACCGCATGGATAAAGGGATGGTTATTCCAGAGCCCTGCAGGAGACTACTTAACAGCAGAAGCATCACCAAACATCTATAATAAAACAAATGCTTTAAATGGCTATCTTGTTGGATATACACCTACAAATGTGCAAGCTTATGCCGATTCAATTTATTCTGGAATTGTTCCTGTGGTAAGTGGTAAATCCTATGTTATATCTCAAAAACTTAAACCTGTAGGCTATATTTATTGTTATAACAGTACAGTTTCATCACCATCATATAATTCGGGCGGCCTATGTGCTATTAGCGGTACTGGTGGAACATATGGAAACTGGGCAAGCCCAAGCGGGAAAATAACAAGAAGTAATAATATTTTAAGCAATGGTTATTATTCAACAGTAATTACAATAATAGACCCAACCATTAAATATATTGCATGGTCTATGCAGGGAGAGCCTTATTGGAGCCACACAACCGAAGAATTTAACACAATAATAAATTCTGCACAGGTTGAGGAGGGAACTGTTAGAACCGAGTATACAGCCTATAATGCAATTACATATAAGGTAAAAGAAGCGTCACTACCTGATGAATTTAAAAAATTAAACAATAATAATATTGTCGTTTTCAAAGCTGATAATAAATTTAGTGTAAGAACAAGCTTTGATGATACAACGGATATATATAATTTGTGGGAATATCCTAGAACGGATGGGAATCTAGGACTTAATTTAATTGATACAGCTACTTGCGTCAAGAATACCCAGTATAACAAAATAACTGGAACTTCTTTTAAACCTTCTGGCGATGACATTGCTCCGCTATATCTAAATGGTTCTTATGTTGGTGCCAATCATGGCTATTATGACGTAAATGTACTAACCGCTACTGGGCATGGCAAAACTACTGCGGATATAGGCAGCGTATGGAACATAGATAATAAAAAATTTATAATATTAGATGTTGTAGACGCAAATACATTAAAAATATTTTCGGATTACACCGGTACACAAACAAGCCCAACTAATTATTTGGGGGTAACATCTGGGGTACTAACTCATGTATCGGGCGCAACTAATACATCCAATATCAGTTTTACCCAAATACTAATAATAAAAGTGTAAAATTGGTATTAGATGGCAAAGAAATTACAGATAATGGTGTTTATTTTGGAGATAAATTTGATATAGTCGAAAGTTATAATATTACGGATATTCCAAGCATACAACAATATTTAAAGGATCATGTTGGTTCTAAAGCCAATTTAAGCGATGATACAATTGCTGGATGGGTTACTGTGACAAACGTTTTTAGCCATAATCGAAACGGTAGTATTACTATAAAAACTGGCTATGAATATTTGAAAGATACCAATATTCAATTTTACGGCGGCGTACAATCATTATCAATTGGAACGAAAGCATATGTCCCTGGCGTTGGAGTTGTTGACGGAAAGGACATGAGTACAGTTATTACGCAAGGTGATAATACACTAAGTTTTACAAAGTCTACATGGCTCAACGCTGAAAAACCACCATATAGATACCATCAATTTAATGATGATCTAACTAAAGGAATGGCACTTGGATATAACACATCATTTGGAGTTGCCAAACCATCAATACGAAAAAATGATACAGACGCAGGTAATTATAATGGCACTTCTAAAAAAATGTATCCTCTGGTTAAGGTAGGAGGTACAGCAACTGCTGGAGATTACCAGGAAGTGATATCTTATAGAGTGCCATTGCGCATTATTGATCCAGACGCAACTGACTTGTATTGGTATTGGGTTGGAGATGATATCTATCTAGCTTTTGATTATCATAAAAATATTGATAAGACAATTAAACTACCTAGCTACATGGCAGGAATGAAGATAGAACAATTAGACATTCATCCGAATACAACGGTGCAAAGTGAGTTTGTATCAGCAAAAGGAATAAAAGTAAAAGTAAAAAATAACTATGGATATGGCGTGCTAAGATTGTACAACTAGTATAAATCAAGTGAAAAGAGATTACCCAAGCCGGGTAGTCTCTTTTATTATGCAAAAAACATCTAGGGAGGGACAAATAGATGTATATGGATAATATTACATACTACGATTCTATTTTAAGGTATATAGTGTTATGATATAAAAGTAAATAGGTTATTATTATTTAAGGAGAAGTAAACCGTGGATAATAAAATATTTTCTGATGAAGATTTAACTCCTAAGGGGGATGGGCAGTTACCAAGTGATATAAAAATACCAAATAAAGCTAAATGGATTGCAATTATAGGATATTTGTTACCAGGTCTAGCTTTCCTTTTTATGACTATTTGTTTGGCATTTGAAAATTTTATGGACAATATACCAGGAATAATATTGTTTGGTGGTTTTTCTATTCTAAGTTTATGGATAGCATACAGTTATATAAAAAGAGAATTAGCCATTAAGAAGCAATAAAAGCAATTTAAACTTAATAATAAATTAGTTATTACAGGATCACTCATAAATGGGTGATTTTTTTGTTATGCAAAAATACAACTAAGGAGTGAGAAACATGGTAGAAAAGTTTTTAGAGTTAGCAAAAAGTAAAATAGGTTGTGGTTATGTGTTTGGCTCGCAAGGACAGACAATGACGATATCGTTACTGAATTCACTCATAAAAACCTTTGGGAAAAGTCATTATGAGTTTACTGATTCTGTCGGGAATGTAAACGCAAACAAATGGCTTGGTAAGCAGTGCTTCGACTGTTCAGGACTGGTCGTTTGGACGCTGCAGCAGCTTGGAATCGTCAAGACCGAACAGGACTATACAGCAGCTGTTTTGTACAGCAGCCTATGCGTACGAATTACAAAGGAACAGCTAGTGCCGGGAGATCTTGTATTTATAAAAGGTAGCACCGGCATAATTAATCATGTTGGCATCTATGCCGGGAACAGCAAAACAATTGAGGCAATCGGCACCCGGAAGGGGGTAGTACAGGGAGACTCGGTAAGATTCAATGTTTATGGTAGATTAAAGGTGTTCAAGGATGAGATTGAAAAGCCTGTTGATGAACTGGCCGAAGCTGTAAAGTTCTTAGCCCAGAAGTCCGGAATTGATTTTACAACATGGTATAAGACAGCAAAAGATGTAAAGTACCTGGATAAGTGTTTTATAAAGATAGCAAATGCTTTTAATGAATAATTTTAAGGAGGAAGAATGAATGGAAAATTTAAATGCGTTTAAAGTAACTATTACTGCAATAGCCGCAGGCATATCGTCCTGGCTTGGATGGTTCGGTTGGCTGTGGGTGGCATTTGTAGTTTGCCTTTTTGTAGACTGGCTGACCGGATCGGCAGCTGCGGCAAAACGGGGGGAGTGGAGTTCTAAAAAGGGTCATGAAGGTATATGGCATAAAGCCGGTTGCATAATTGTCGTACTTGTGGCCGCTGTACTCGATGTGGTTATAGGTACCATTATAAATAACATACCGAGCATATCCTTACCGTTTACTTATACAGTATTGCTTTGTCCAATAGCTCTAGTATGGTACATACTTACCGAGCTAGGCAGCATAACTGAAAATGCCGGTAAAATGGGAGCGCCTATACCGGCATTTTTGACCAAAGCAATATCTTTATTTAAGGGGGCCGTTAATTCGACTGGGGACAAATTAACTGACATAAAGTAAAAATAAATGCCCTCAGGGTAATTCCGGGGGCATTTATTTTTACCATTGACACGAACATATGTTCGATATAAAATGTCAGTAGGGTGATTTTATGGTTGATTATTTTCTCAAAGCGTCACTTGAACGCAATATAATTATTAACATTATTTATCTGAAGGATAACGAAATTACTGAAAGAAACGTTAAGGTATTCAGTATCGAAAACGGCAATATCAAGGCCTTTTGTTTTCTAAGAAATCAAAACAGGATATTCAAAATTGAGAATATTCTTTCTGCAGGTTATGTAAGAAATAATCATATGAAATTAGCTAAATAAAGGAATTAACTTATACAGAGCGGGGTATCTTTGCTCTGATTTTTATTTTTTGGAGGATATATTATGAATAGTTTTATAGGATGGATAGGCGGGAAAAAGCTTTTAAGAAAAGAAATTGTCAGTAGATTTCCCGAAAAAATTGACCGATATATTGAAGTTTTCGGAGGAGCTGCATGGGTTTTATTTCAGAAAGAAAAGCATGCAGAACTTGAGATATATAATGATTATAACAGTGACCTGGTTAATTTATACCGGTGTATAAAATATCACTGTCAGGAGCTTCAGCGTGAGCTTTCATTTATGCTTAATTCCAGAGAAATCTTTGAAGACTTCAAAGTTCAGTATAATACTCAAGGCATGACCGACATACAAAGAGCGGCAAGATTCTTTATGCTGATAAAGACGAGCTATGGTTCAGATGCTAGAACATATGGCTGCGTTAAGAAAGACACATCAGTTACTATAGAGTACCTGAAACGAATCCAGGAAAGACTCTCGAAGGTAGTAGTTGAGAACAAGGATTTTGAAAACTTGATTGAGGTTTACGACAGGCCGACTGCGCTGTTTTATCTTGACCCACCTTACTTCGGAACCGAGAAGTATTATCAGGCTCAATTTACACAGAATGATCATGAAAGACTCTACAATGTACTGAAGAATATAAAAGGGAAGTTCATACTTTCTTATAATAACTGTGACTACATATGGGAACGTTATGAGAATTTCCATATTGAGTCAATTGAAAGAAATAACAGTCTGGTAGCAAGGTATGCTAAAAAGGATAAGCGATATGGAGAGGTCATTATAAGAAATTATTAATTTAAAAGTCCTTGCTTGTAATATTTTACAATATGTAGTAGATTATTGTTATAAAAACATAAGGGGTTGGAGAAATGGCTAAATGTAGAAGATGCAATAAAAGTGGCCTATTCTTAAAAGTAAATGCAGGAGGATTTTGTAAGGAATGCGAAAGAATTCTCGTAATTGAAGCGGCAGAAAAGAGGATAAATGGATCAACTAATAAGTGTAATAGATTCCCAGAGAAAAAAGAAGTCTCTATAGATAATGAACTTCAATTACTTGAAAAGCAGGTTATAGAAAAAAAGCAAGAACTTCAACATTTAGACTATGAAATAATAAAATATGATAAAAATATCACAGCACATAGTAATAAACTTAAGAAAATGCGTGAGGCATTCAATAGGGTAGATTACACCATTAAGAATTTTTATGATAACAATCAAATTCCGAATAATGGCGATATAATTAATGATGAAATGAATGAGCTCCTTGGACCGGCGGTTGAATTAAAACTCCACTGTATGGATGTAAAGAGCCTTCGTAAGTTATACAATAAAAACTATAAGGACATACAAGAAACTCTTTCTAAATATCAAAGCAGGTACACAACTAAAACAAATGCTGCCATATATAAATTGATGGTTGTTGCTTTGGAAGCTGAACTCCAGAATGTTTTATATAATATAAATTACGGAAAGCTGGATACTGCCATTGAAAACATTAAAAAAATTACATCAAAATATTTGTACGTAGCAACAGACGGAAATCAGAACATAGCACCTACGATGATAAAATTTATAGGAGAAATAGAATACCTATTCATTGAAGCAGTAAAGATTGAATATGAATATTATGTCCAGAAGGAGCGCATTAAAGAAGAACAACGGGCAATCAGAGAACAAATGCGGCAAGAAGCAACTGAAAGAAAGATATTAGAACAGCAGCGCAAACAGGTTGAAAAAGAAGAAGAAAAATACAAAAATGAGATCTCGAGTATAGCTGAACAGATCTCAAATACTGATGATAGTAATAAAATTATGCAATTAAAAATACGTATTGAGCAACTTCAAAATCAACTACTTGATGTTGAACATAAAAAAGAAGAAATTCTAAGCAGGCAAAATGGAAAAGCTGGATATATTTATATCATTAGTAACATGGGTTCATTTGGTAATAACGTATTTAAAGTCGGAATGACAAGAAGGCTTGACCCACAAGATAGAGTAAATGAGCTAGGTGATGCTTCGGTGCCGTTTCCATTTGATGTTCATTCGTTTATTTTCTCAGATGATGCTGTCAGTTTAGAACAAAATATGCATAAAATACTTAAAAACAACAGGGTAAACAGAGTTAATTTAAGAAAAGAATTCTTTAAAGCTACGATAGATGAATTAGAGGAGTTAGTATATTCACTTGAACCTTCGGCTGAATTTAATAGAACTGTGCTTGCTGAACAGTATAACCAAAGTCTTTCAATTGATGAAGTACCCGATGATGGAGAAACAGTTAACTTAGATGATGATGAATTTAACGATTATGAGGTATAACATAAAATAAATAAAATTTATAAAAAGAACTAATATACAACATGTAGAAGGTAACGAAATTACATTAATTGACTTGATTAGCAATGACTCTGAGTCTGTGGTGGATGAGGTAGAGCTTAAAATGCAGGTTAAAAAGCTATACAGCAAAATGAAGGGAACCTTAAAAAACAGAGAAAAGGTAGTACTGGAATTAAGGTATGGTTTACTTAACGGATCAAGTAAAACTCAGCGAGAAATAGCTAAAATGCTTGGAATTTCCAGATCTTACGTATCAAGGATTGAAAAGAAAGCAATTAAAAAATTAAGCAAAGAATTAAAACCTGAAGGCTGCTGA